AGTTAGAAAAAGAATTGGGGGGTAACACAGATGTATGACATCAACACTTTGTCTCCATTAAAAAAGCACTGGCTACTGCGTACTTCAAACATCCCACGCAGATTTATAGGGCTAGAACCAAGTGACATTACTGAGAAAGTAGGTTCATTCCCAGGAGAGTTATCTTCTTGGGTTGACGATGTAACTTCAGGTCATGTTATTAAAAGTATTGGGAACATCGGCGTAAACGGCGTGGGGCTTGTCTTTGATGGTGGCCCTGGTCTTGGCAAGACAACTCACGCAGTTGTTGCTGCTATGGAGATTGTCCGTAACTTGCCAGATGATGATGCTCTTGCAAGTAAGCTATTGGGATTAAACTCAACTGAGTACGGGTTAAAGTTTCGCCCTGTTTACTACATGACCTATCCAGAGTTTCTATCTCGTAAGAAGTCAACCTTTGATATGGAAGGGGAAGATAAACGTGAGATGAGTTATGAGTTAGATGGGTTTCATGGTCGTTGCCGTTTTGACTGGTTAAACGTCAGGGTATTAATACTTGATGATTTAGGTAAAGAATACGGGTCTAAGTATGACGACACATCATTTGATGAGATTCTAAGACTGCGCTACGACAAGGGATTGCCTACAATTGTTACTACCAATGTTCGTTTAGAAAATTGGGAATCGCAGTACAGCGAAGCAATGGCGAGTTTTGCTAACGAAGCGTTTATAAGAGTGCCTATACTAGGTTCAGACCTAAGAGGTGCCCAATGAAAGGACCAAGCATGAACGCAGAGTGGATGACTGTTCAGCAGTTCATCTCTGCCCAAGGCGTGGGCGTATTTGAGGTTGAGCTAGAAACCAAGTCTAAACAAACTCGTTGCAACTGTCCAGTGTGGAATAAGAAGAGCACTTGCAAACACACCTCCTTTGTAAACAATAAGATTAAAAGCACAGGTCATTACTCAATCAACGTACCCAACTCAGTGCCAGAAGAGTGGGCATACGAGGCTAGCGAAGACCCTCAGAAGTTTCGTGAGTTCGTAGTTAACTACGCAACGATAGAAGTTATATGAAAAACGGAGACATTTCCAACGTCTCCTCTCCGCAGGTAGTCTGTGTAACAGACGTAGCTCTGAAACTAAAAGAAGAAGTGTCTAAACGTCTTTTGGTAAAGAAGACTTCTTTTGTGGTAGGAGAGATTGATTTACTTGCAGCTAACAAGCTGTGGCAACTGTCAAACAACTATGCATTTTCTTTAGAGCTAGCTGGCTTTGAAAGCGAAGGCTGGACAGAAGAGCTCCTTGATAAAGCCTTTGAGAAACTTGAGCGCAGGGTTGTCAACCCATTCAACTACTGGCAGCTCTATGAGGACCCACACGAGCTGATAGGGGCTCTGCCATATCGTGCTAATGTTAAGGCTGTAATAGATGTTCCAGGCCGAGTCGCTATGTATGGTTCGGCAGGGGTACAGTTAGATAATATCTAGTCCTTGAGGGAGGGCGTTATGTTTAGTGTTGCTAATGTTATTTGTCCGATGTGTCATTCAAACAAAGTCTCTAGACTGTATGTAAATAGTAACTCGTATTTGCAGTGTCAAGAGTGCGGGGAGCGGTGGAAGTAATTGGCAGCAGATAACGAACACAGACTCGTTAGCAAGGTAATCAAGGAACGTGAGATTACCCCCGTACTTCAACGCGGAATAACAGATGTCTGGTTCTTAGATGATGACAACAAAAAAGTTTGGGCGTTTGTACGTAAGCACTACAGCGAGTACAGCGAAGTGCCTACGGCAACAACAGTTCTTGACCATTATCCAAACTACAAAGTTCTTAATGTTGAAGACAGCATGGACTATTTGTTGGACACGATGGTGGATTTTCGCCGTCGTATGCTTACACGACAGGGTTTAGAAAGTGCAGTTGAGCAGTTACAAGACAACAACCATGACGGCGCAATACTTGCTATGGAAAAAACTGTTTCCAAAGTTAACGAGCAAGGAGTACTTGGTACTCACGAAGTTGATCTAACTAAGAACACAGAAGAGCGTTACAAGGAATATCAATCAATCCAAAATCAAGAGTTCTTAGGTATACCTACAGGGTTCAAAGACATTGACGAAGCAACCGCAGGTTTACAGGGCGGTCAGTTAGTGACAATTATTGCTCCACCTAAAACAGGTAAATCTCAGGTTGCATTACAGGTTGCTATTAATGTCCATAAGCTAGGTAAAGTACCTATGTTTCAGTCTTTTGAGATGAACAATCACGAACAACAGCAGCGTCATGACGCAATGCGTTCACACATTGACCATGGACGACTACGACGTGGAAAGCTTTTACCGAAAGAAGAAACCCGTTACATTGACATGCTTAATGCTATGGAGACAGAGCACCCATTTCATCTAGTGGATGCAGTAAACGGTATTACGGTGTCTGCTTTGTCAGCAAAGATTGAGCAGTTAAAACCAGACATTGTTTTTGTAGACGGCGTGTATTTGATGCTTGATGATTTAACTGGTGAGATGAATACCCCTCAAGCAATTACTAACATCACCCGTGCCCTAAAGCGTTTAGCGCAGAAGATTGACAAGCCGATTGTTATTACCACTCAGACTTTGCTATGGAAGATGCGTGCTGGAAAAGTTACCGCAGACTCTATTGGTTACTCATCTTCTTTCTTCCAAGACTCAGATGTCATTTTAGGTTTAGAGCCCGTAGAAGAAGACGACTCTATTCGTTTGTTAAAGGTTGTTGCTTCTCGTAACTGCCCACCTAAAGAAACTTCATTAACCTGGAAGTGGGAGACGGGATGTTTCCACGATGAGTCAGCAATGATGAGTTGTGAGTTCTGCTCTAATTGGGATAATAATGGTTGACGTAGAAAAAGTTTTACTTTCATTAGATATACCCCTTGTCTCTCAGAGAGGTGAAGAGGTACAAGGGTTATGTCCAATGCACAAAGCTCGCACTGGAAAAGAAGACCACAATCCGTCGTGGTGGATTAACTCCGTAACTGGAGCACATATCTGCTTCTCGTGTGGTTACAAGGGCAACGTGTATACGTTGGTTGCAGATATCAAAGGCATTGATTATTTTGATGCAAAAGATTATGTGACTTCTAGTGCAGAGCTTGATGTGGATGTACTGTTAAAGCGTATCCGTGAATTGCCACAGTATGTCACCATTGAAGAACCAATAGCTATGTCAGAGGCTCGTCTTGCTGTGTACACAGAGCCGCCAGAGAAAGAACTACGGAAGAGGTACATCAGTGCAGAAGCAGCAAGACATCACGGCGTCCTATGGGATGTTGCTAACGAAGCCTGGATTGTTCCAATCCGTGAACCTAACGATTACTCTTTATGGGGATGGCAAGAAAAAGGTGCACGTGGTCGTTTCTTCCGTAACCAGCCGCAAGGTGTTAAGAAATCAAGAACCGTCTTTGGCGTAGAGGTTATGTCTACAGAAACACTGGTCGTTGTGGAGTCCCCACTAGACGTAGCAAGACTTGCTTCCGCAGGTGTTGAGGGAGCAATCTCTACCTACGGAGCAATCATCAGTGAAGAGCAAGCAAAGATTATGCGTAGAGCAACCAGGGTAATTGCAGCCTTTGATAAAGATGATGCTGGAATACACGCCAATGAACTTATGCGTGGATTTGCTCGCAAGTATGGTATTGAATTGTCCTACTTCAATTACACAGGTATTGATGTAAAGGACCCAGGCGATATGACTGAAGCAGAGATAAGGCAAGGGCTTGATACAGCTCGTGACATGATTTATGGCAAAGCAGCCTACGTATGGCATTAGATGCACGGGGGATACCGACGCACGCTTGTCCTTCTTGTGGGCATTTAGTATTTAAAGTTAAAGCAATGTTTGAGGATTACGATATCGCTATGTGGTTTGTTGACGGAGAGTGCGATGATTGTGGAACTTTATTAACTGTTCCCTGCCCAGTGGATGACCCAGATGTTCAAAGGTGAGTTAAAGCCGTATCAAGTAGAAGACGTTAACAAAATGGCTTCTCGTCAAAAGATGCTTGTTGCTTATGAGATGGGTTTAGGAAAAACCTGTATGACTATTGCTGCGTTAGAAAAACTAAAAGAAGAGGGAAAGTTAACAAAGCCAACTCTTGTAATTGCTTTATCTAGTTTGAAGTACCAATGGCAAAAAGAGATTAACAAGTTCTCAGACGATTACTCCTCAGTAATTGATGGCTCTAAAGGTACTCGTTACATTCGTTGGGAAAGGGATATGACGTGGGAAGACCACACTGGCTACATTATTGCTAACTATGAAACTATCGTTGCTGATTGGGACATCATCAAAGACTACGAGTGGGGAGCAGTAGTCTGCGATGAAGCTACTGCTATTAAAGGGTTCCGTTCTCAACGGTCAAAAAGAGTAAAAGAACTTGCACGTAAAGTCCCAATTCGTTTTGCCTTAACAGGTACTCCAATTGAGAACGGACGCCCAGAAGAACTCTATAGCATTATGCAGTTTGTTGACCCAACAGTTTTAGGGCGCTTTGATTTATTTGACCAGACTTTCATAGTTCGCAATCATTTTGGTGGGGTACAGCGCTACCGAAACCTACCTATCTTCCACGAGAAAATGAAGCAGGTTGCTGTACGCAAGACTCAGAAAGACCCAGACGTATCTCCATACCTTCCTGAGACCATCCATCTAGAGCCGTACTTAATC